TTAAATAATATTATGTTTTTAGAATCTTATAACATCCCATCTAAAGTTTATGGCTCTTTTGAATTTACGCCCGAAAGAAAAGAAATGGCTCTGAGCCCCTATATGTCGTATAATATGACACCCGCTATGTCCCGTATTATAGAAGACAAGCTAGATAAGAGTATACTAAAATCTCTAAACTATACAGGAGTGTTTAAGTAATGCCCACATATGCTGAAAAACTAGAAGCAGTCTTAGAGAATACTATTCTACCTGATTGGAAAACTCTGGTCTCTGATTACTTTGAAACTGAAACTGTTAATCGAGAATCTGTTCTTAATGTCCTGTATAACGACCTTGAAAGAATCCGATGTGTTCAGGGACGACCTCTCCTTCCCAGTATTATCCAAGGTTTATCATATCTTGGTTGGGACAAAGATATGGAACCTACTCCTCCCTTCACCGATCCCAATTCAGAATGGACAAATGAGGAAATCATTAAGTATGCATGGCTCAAGGGTGATCAAACAGATTTCTGGAAAGACAAGAGGGTGTGTGATATAGGATGTGGATCTGGAACATCCACAATTATTACCCATCTTCTGGGAAGCGTGAATTGTGTGTATGAACCCATGGAAGAATCAGCCATGATATCTGCCTGTAACTTTATATTATTTGATTATGATGTCTTATTTTATCAAGAGATGGCCACAGAAGAATCTATTGATATGTCATATGATACCTATATTATGTCCCGTGTTTTCTATGATGACTTTGCCGATGGCAATGTGAATTTGGGGAAGTTTTTGAAAGAGTCTGGAAAAGAAGTTATCATAGCTTCAAAAAGTCTTGTTGAAGAAACAAACAGTTTTGCAACACTGCCATCATCAGATTATGAGATGATTTTAGATATCCCAATTCGTTCTGATCCCCCAGACTATGGAAATAGGTACGTCGTAAAATTAATATGATACAAGTTTATCCGGTAGTTTCTGATTCAGTTAAATCAGTAGATATAATACCCGCAACTAAAACAAGAGATTGGTTTATTCCACATGCGTATAAGTGTACCCCACTAACATGTGCTAATACTGTCGGCTGGGATCTTGTTCTAAATGAGACAGTTGTCGTGGAATGGGACGGTGGTGTCTATCAAGATAATCTAACAGTCATTGAAGGCGCTGGTGCTAAAAGCCATTTTGGTATGGGTACTTTTACACTAGACCCCGGATATATTTGGCGTACTGATAAGAATATTAACCTCATGGTTATGCCAGTACCTAACTCCGATAATACCGATATTCAAACAATGTCCGCAATCATCGAGACTGATTGGTTATCCTATCCATGGTTTCTGACAATCCGTGTTGTTAACAAAGGGAAGACCACTATTCCCAAGGGAACCCAGCTTGCCCGAATCATTCCCATTAATACGGGGGCTATAGAGAATACTAAGATTTATAAAATGCCTGAACCAGAAAGTGTTAAGGATGAAAGAGAAGTTATTTCTGATAAACGGGGTAAAACTGATGACTGGACCAAAGACTACTTTAAGAAAGCACGAAGATTTGTTCGGTCTTCCCCTGTTATAGACTATTCAGATAGTTTCAAAATACTTGAAAGTAATGGCATCTACTCTAAAGAATCTTTCTTAGATAAAGATGAATGTGATTTTTTAATTAGAAATTGGGTAGCCGAGAATCCCGATGATACTTCTCAGTGGCAGAACAGGGTTTGCTGGTCAGCCCTCGATTCAAATAAAGGGGTTATAGAAGAAAGGATAGTTCAATTTGCCCGACAGGAGACTGGATTAAATCTCTCAATTATGGATACAAATATTGTAAAATGGAATGAGGGGGATGAGATGTTAGTCCATGATGATTTGGGGAAATACAAGGAATTTCCTAATAGACACTTTGCTGCTATAGTATACCTTAATGATGATTATAAAGGCGGCGAATTAATGTTTCCAGAGATTAATATGGGAATAAGAGGACATGCCGGGGAATTAATTGTATTTAGAGGAGAATCTATTATGCACAGTGTTGAGAAGATTATTTCTGGAACTCGCTATACTCTTGCATCATGGTTAACAATCAATGGTTAATTTTACAGATAGGGAACTTGGTAACATGGAAGCTAGGATTGCTTTACTTGAAAAAGAACTAAGTGAGGTGCGTAAGGATACTCGTAAAATTTTAAATACTCTTTCAGAGGCGCAGGGAGGATGGAAAACATTAATGATGATATCCGGCTTTTCAGCAACTCTTGGTGGCTTTATTTCTCAAGTCTTTTTTTATTTTCCACGATGAGATAACATAAAATGTCAACAGATACAATTACAACTCGTTTTAAATTTGCCCCTACCATTCTTCGTGATGATACACAATACGAAGCCGAGGGTGGCTGGTATGATGGTAATCGTATTCGTTTTAGAAACGGCAATCCTGAAAATATAAGAGGTTGGAACAAAAGATCAACAACTGCCCTTGAAGGAACACCCCGTGATATTGAGATATGGTCAGGGCTAGATCGAAAAAACTATATTGCATGGGGAACTGATAATGCCTTACAGATTTATCAAGGGGGTGCCATTTCTGATATCACCCCTATTACAACCAGCACACCTCTGACAAATCAACTAGGTACCACTTCTGGTAGTTCAAATATCTCTGTTTCACTGACTGGACATACCCGTGCAGCAGGTGATCGGGTTGTATTTACGAGCATGGCTGCGACAATCGGTGGTAATGTTTTTCTTAATTCAACATTTACAATCGCAACAGTTTCTGACGCAAATCATTTTACATTCGCATACACTTCGGCAGCAGCCGCTACCTCAGCTAATACTGGTGATGTTCGTATTAATTTCCTTTTAAAATCAGGTGCACAGAATAATTCTAACGGGTTTGGTTGGGGTGCTGGATCATATGGTACAGGAACCTATGGTACGCCCGCATCCACAACAAATATTATTCTTAATATGAGGAACTGGAGTTTCGATACATTCGGCGAAGATCTCTTAGCAAATCCACGAGGTGGATCTATTTATCTCTGGGATGCAACATCAGGTACAGACACACGAGCTTACCTAGTCTCTGCTGCCCCTGTTTCCGTTAATAGTGTCATTGTTTCAGAACAATCCCGCCATGTGATTGCCATGGGTTGTAACGACATCACCGGTAATTTCGATCCCATGCTTATCAGATGGTCTGATCAGGAAGATTACGATGTATGGACACCTACTGTGACAAATGCAGCCGGTGACTTCCGTATTCAAAGCGGTACCCAGATTCAACAGGGCATCTATTCTAGGGGCGGCGTTCTTATCCTAACAGATTCAGCCCTATATGGCATGGCTTATGTAGGTCAACCCTATATCTTCTCCACAGATATTCTTGGTGATCGCTGTGGTTCTATCTCACCCCATGCTGCAAAGGATTTCAATGGGTCTCTTTATTGGATGGGCGACAGTAATTTCTTTGTATTCAATGGTACGGTTCAGGTTCTTCCTTCTTCTGTAAGGAAATATGTTTTCAATGATTTTAATTTTTCACAGAAAGAAAAGGTATTCTGCGGAATCAATCCAGAATTTTCTGAGGTGACGTGGGTATATCCCTCCTCCGATTCTGAAGAATGTGATCGTTATGTTTCTTACAGCCCGGTGGAGAACTATTGGGTTTATGGATCAGCATACTGGACGACATGGGATTTCGGAGAGGGAATCTTTGATAGCATTATTACCACAGGTGTTTCCGCTACAAACTCCTATCTTTATAATAATGAGCCTGAGAACACATACCATGCTGTAATCGGAGATAACCAAGTTATCGGCTATGAATCATTTGTCCAGAGCGCCGACTTTGATTTGGGTGATGGTGATGAGCTTCTTTTTGCTGATAAGTTTATCCCTGATTTCCAACTCTCAGATCCCGGTGGGAATAACAATGATCCCGAGGTGAATATCCTTATGGGGACTAAACAATATCCGACAGCAACCACGGTTTCAAAAGGCCCCTTTGTTGTGAGCGCCTCGACAAGATTTCAGAACATCAGACTTCGTGGGAGACAGGCCAACCTTAAAATATCTACAAGTGCCGTGGGTACGTCATGGAGACTTGGCACATTCAGACTTGATCTGGTTCCTGATGGTAAACGATAATGGCTATAGATGTAGGTAAATCAGGTCATTTCTTTGTAAGATATCCGAGCGCACCAAATACGTCAACTCCTGAGATGAAGGCTGCGTGGTCGCAGCTTATAAGAAATCTGGAACAAAGAGATAACCAAAGTAATATTCAAGCTGCTTCTCAGCAACCCTATGTTCTTTCAAATGTATCTGTGAATAGGACATATGATGTAAGTGCTGGGCAAATATCGGTCTCTGTGGTGGCTAATGCACTGGGGACTTTATTGCAGGATCTTAAACTAAAAGGTATTATAGGATGATAAACGGAGGAATTTACTAATGAGCGGCGGTGGACCAGATTCAGGTAGAGTAGGTAACATAGGAATGGGCGCATATGGTGCGGTTGGTAAAGCCCGTGGTCGGCGAGGTCAAAGGGATGTAACCGCAGGTAGATCAGGCGGTCCCGAAGGTGCGGCTCGATTAAATAGGATTGAGGAAGAAGAGAAGATTCCCGGAATCCCCGCCGCAGCCCCTGAAATTTCAGCCCTCCGTGAAGCTGCTGATTTACAGGATTATTTCTCTGATCTTCAAAGGATTGCACTTGGTGGGATCGAAGCACAAGAAGCCCTTGGCAGATTTGGCATTGCCCCCGAGCAGCGCCAGTTTAGTTATCGTACCTCCTTCCCAGAATTTGGAGATTTATCAGGCACACCGGGTGGGCTATCCGGCATTATCAGAGAACTTGGTCTTATGTCCAGAACCCCTGAAAAATTTGCCGAGGGTGGCCGTGCAGGTGAAAGCTTTAATCGCCCCGGTCAATCAGAGGTTCAGACTGACGTGGCAAAATTTGGTAACATGCTCAGAGATCTTATGCTTATCGAGGATAAGCCCACAGGACAACAGGCTGAAAGACTGGAGATGGCTCGTGAAGCAGGGGCTATTTCCCCAGCAATGGCCATGCGTGAGGGTGCACAGTTTCAACCCGGTGGTCTGATGCCCCGTGGCGTTAACCCTCCTATGCCTAGAAGTATCGGGGATAGGCTAGGAAATAACGAGCCCCGTGAAACAGGGTCTCCCCGTTATGGTAGTGCCGATGCTTTCAGATTTGAGAAGCCAAGAAATAATCAGCCCCGAGATATTATTCCAGAAGCTCTTACTCCTGAAATTGAAGTAGATAGATTACGTTTCCTTCCTCAAACTGGGTCTCCTCGCTATAATAATGTAGGTTCTAGTGGTATTATTCCCCTTGCTGAAACAGGGTCTTCCCCCGAAACTGAAACTTCTTTTGTAGAAGAAGATGCGCTAACGATTTATACGGATAACTTTAATAGAGATGCATTTAGAGACCCTAAACAGAAAAGAGCGTATGATGTTCTTAGATCTCAAGGGCTATCGCCAGCACAAGCTAAGGACCGTGTAGTTGGTATGTCACTTGCTGAACTTGATCTATTCGAAGAGATGGGCATGAAAGACGGTGGTGAAACTAAACTGCCCCACCCCGGCATTCTTTTACGGGATCCTCAGAGAACCGCAGATGAGATAAAGGCATCTCGCCTATATAACGACGGCTCGGGCTATCTTGAGGAAGGCGCCCCGGCCCGAGAAACAACAGCAGAACGGGCAATCATAAACATGATGGAGTCTCGTGGTTTAACTTTAGAGGAAGCTGTAACACAGTTGCAAGATAGGATCAGAGCAGCCTACCCATTATTGGACGACGAAACAATATCGACTTCTGGGGCGGTCCCAGACTATATGAGAGAAATCTTCTCATTTGCCGGGGGTGGCTCAGTCCGTGGACGCACAGACGCACTCCCTTTGGTCGAAGGTGATCACGTTGTTCCTGCCCATGCAGTAAAGGGTAATGAGGGTGGCCTTGCAAGCCTATCCAAGAAATTAACGGGAAACCGGAACTATGATGGTATGATCCGTGGTCCCGGTGGTCCCCGTGATGACGCTATCAATACCCGTGTCTATGCCGGTGGTGGTGGAATCGCAGGCAAGATGGACAATCTCCAGAACCCCTTTAATTCTGTTCCAGCCCGTGTTTCAAACAAGGAATACGTTATCCCCCGTGATGCTATAACAAATCTTGGACTCATGACAGGTGCCCGTGAAGGCGATGCGAACAAAGCTGGACAAGATATTATCTATGAACTCGTTGAGAGTTTGAAAAGGAAGAAATAATGGGATTTTTAGATAGCCTTTTTGGCACAGGAGGGTCTGCCTCTCAAGAGCAGCAAAGAACAACAGCCACGACGAATTATCCTGATTGGTATAACCGTCTTCAGCAGGCTAATCTTTTACGTGCAGGTGAGGCAGCTTTTGAAGAATATCAGCCTTATGGTGGTCCACGTCAGGCCCTTGCTGGCCGAGCACAGCGTGAAGCCCGTGAAGGGTTTAGCGGCCTCGCATCTATTGCGGCACCCTCTTATACCGAAGCTTTGGAACAGGCCAGACTTGGTGCAACCCAGTTAGCCGGGGCGGATATTACCCCATTCATGTCCCCGTTCCAACAGGCTGTCACTGACGTTGCCCTGAAAGAAGCCCGGAGACAGGGGGACATCCAGCGTAAAGAACTGGCTTCTCAGGCAACAAGGGCAGGTGCTTTTGGTGGTTCACGTCAGGGCCTTCAGCAAGCAGAAGCAGAGAGAAACATTCAGAAGAATCTGGCAGACATTCAGGCCACGGGATCACAGCGGGCCTATGAGAGTGCCCTAGCCCAGCTTGTCGCCGATAGGAGTGCAGCAGCCAAAGCGGCTCCACAGTTAGCAGCCTTAGGTAGCGGGCTACAGCAGACTCTAACCACAGGACTCAAAGAGGCTGAACTTGCTGGTGAGAGAGAACGTGCTGAACGTCAGGGTGCCCTTGACATTGCATATCAGGACTTCCTCACACAACGCCAGTATCCGCTGGCACAGGCATCTGGCTTACAGAGTCTTCTAGGTGGTGCCACGGTCCCCGGAGCAACCCTATCATCCACCTTTGGTCAGCCCCCATCCGTAGCGGGACAGATAGGTGGTCTAGGCTTGACAGGCCTTGGCATGCTTGGATCAGGTGGTGCGTTTGGACCCGGAGGAATGCTGGCCGGTATGTTTTTAAAAGATGGCGGTGAGGTTTCTGATGACTTAAAGTATCAGGATGGTTCTCCCGGTGGCGTTGGGACTGAGGAAGATCGTACTTATGTAGAAGGTACTTCACGTCTGGAAGACATCGGTGACGTTTTAGCAGATATACTGTATTACGGAAATCCGCTGGTATTGCCCTACGAAGCGGGTCAAGCAGTCGCAGACATAGGAGAAGATGTAGTTGACTATCTCACAGAAAAGGAACGGTTCTATACAGATAGTGGTGAAAGTGGTGGACCAAGCTCAGATCCTGATGCGGGAAGGACGCCTCGTCTAGCCGCAGTTATGGCCGGAGATGAAGACGTGGCCGAGCCAGAACCAGATACAGACGACGGTGCTGACGACGGTGCTGACGACGGCGTGGCGGCTGAAGTAGAAGATAGAGGTTTTGATTATGAAGACCTCATAACAGCCGGTCTTGCCATGATGCAGGCGGCGGCACAACCCGGTGCATCCGTGTTAGGATCAGCCAGTGCGGGCGGACTCACAGCCCTTCAGGCCAAGAAGGAAGAGGACGCACTACGTAGAGAAGAAGCCCTTAAACAACTGGCCTTGGATCTGGAAGGCAGACAGCTTGATATTCTTGAGGAGGCAAATCTACAGGACTACCAGTCTGCTATGGCAGCCCTTAGTCGGGATCAATTAGAAGATCAACTCAGCATTATTGATGATGATATAGACGCTACTATTGACGAGCTTGAGAGTCTCATGGAATTGGGGGGCTCAGTAACGGGCCGGACTAAAGAAGACCTAGACAATAGTCTAATTATTCTTAAAATGAGGCAAAACATGTTCCGGGATATGCTGTATGGAAGTGGCAGTACAGGCTCTCTAATTCCAGCCGATGCCACACAAGATTAACTGTAGAAAGAAACTATGTCAGAACTAACCCTCGATTCTTTTGGTAAGACTTATACCTTTGGGGATGATGTCACCATGGAAGAGGCCATTGCCGAAGTCCGTGGTAAATTTAATCCTAAGTATGCCGGAACAAACATTGAAAGATTATTTAATTCAAATCTAAATCTGGCGGTTCAACGGGCTGACCCATCCCAGTTCGCCATTGACCGTGGTCTTCTCGGCGAAGCTTTTGCAGGTGTTCGCCGTGGCGTTGAGAGTACGTTTGGGAGTGCCGTGCGGGGTTTCGAGAATGTCCCGGAACAGTTAATTGGTTCTGAACTTTTTGATGGTTATTTTAATGATTTCGGTAGCGAGATAATCGAGGGAGCCGTCCGAGATGCAAGCACCAGACCCGGACGTGATCAGGAATTTGCTGGTGGTGTTGGCGAAGCTGTCGGATCTGTTCTTGGCTTCATGGCTGGCGCTGGGGCGGGTGTTGCCGCTGGTGCTGCCATCACAGCTACAACTCCTTTGTCTGCCCCCGTGTCTCTTTTTGGTTTAGGTACATCAGCACTTCTTGGTTCTCTTGTCGTAGGTGACGAGGGATATCAAAGGGCTATAGAAGCAGGGGCTTCTCCAGAAGATGTTCGAGCGGCTACGCTACTGAGCGCTGCTTTGGGTACTCTGGAAGCAGCCGTTCCGGGAAGAATGTTTGGACTCATCGCAGGAGGTGGAAAGCTAGGTGCTTTAACACGGCGTTACAATGATGGG